TGGCGAGAAGCCTGAACAACACAGATAGCGGGCCGCAATCATGGACACCTGTCGTAAAGTTTGACGCAACAACGATAACAACGACGGTGAATTCGGCCAAGTACAAGATAGTAGGTGGTATTCTCCACTTTCAGTGCGACATCTCATTTGACCGTGGCACAACCACCGGCGACTTTACCGTTATCGGTCTACCCGTTGCGGCGGCGGCGGATACCAATTTTCCATTAACGATACACTCAGGAGACTATTTCGATGTTACACCGACAACCATTTGGCATGTAGCCGGTGGCACAACGATAATTTCTGGCAACGTAGGGGCGGGTACAACTGGACAGACATCATCGGCGGTGAGTGATACACAAATAGCGGCGTCAACAGAAATTACTGTGGAATTTTCAGGTTTCTACTTCATTTAAAAAGGAACACTATGTTTGAATTAATTTTAGGAATTGCAATCGGAGTTATCGGTTACCCAGTGGCGATGGCGGCTATCAGACTCGCCGTTAGCAAGGTGCGTGGATGACAACAAAACTAGAAGCCGTCAACGACGTGATGCGACGCCTTGGAAAACTGGCGGTCGGCGCATTAGACACCGACGGCAACTCAACCGAGGCGCACGTCGAGAGATTCATTGACGATGCATCAAAGCGTGTCATGAAATCTGGATGGGCTTGGAACACTAAGTTTGACGTCGAGGTCACGCCTGACGAATCGACTAACAAGGTGCAAGTCAATCAACTAGAGCCAGTTGGGGACGGTAACTACTACGAGATATACCACGTAGACACTTACGCTGAGTCAGAACACATCCATGTAATGAGAAGCAGTAACTTCCTCTATGACTTGGGTAAAAACCAAAACACATTCGCGGACTACACAACGCTTAAATTGATATATGTTTACGAACGAGCGTTCACCGAAATCCCTCCACAGTTTACGGATTGGATCGTGTCGATTGCGGCCTTCAAATACAACCAACAATTCATGCGAGACCAGAGCGGCGCGAAGCCGTACAAGCATCGAACGGACCAAAGCGTGTTACAGTCGTTGATGTTAGAAATGCAACAAGCCGAGGTGGAAGCAAAGCGAGAAGAACTCCGCATGATGGACATAAATGTGTTGAACACAGCAGAGATGAAACAAATACGCGGGAGACCCCGCATGCAGAATAGGAGCATTCACTAATGGCAGTAGCATCAGTAGGAATAACATGGCGTGATGCCGTTGATGAAGTCTTGGAAGCGGTCGGAGAATTCCCCGCAGAGCCAACAGTCGGAGTCGAGGAGACAGACGCTGTCTACACCGGAATCGCTCTTCGGGCGCACGACTTCTTGACCCGTGAAAAGATCCGGGTGTTGACGGAGGGGTGGCCAGAGAACACACTCATCGCCACGACCGTTACAGCGACACCGCCAAGCGGCAGTCTAAGAATTAAGGGTTCTGGGCCAGACGCTCACCGTACTCTAGTTCTTGGAGAATCAGGCGGAACACAACAAGTACTTGACATGAATGATGGCGGGTCCGTTGAGGCTAGCGCGGTCGTGCTAGACGTTGTGATTGTAAAGACGTGGCAGACTTGTTCACCCGCCCTTCGAGACGTGATCGTTGCCTCCACAAAGTTATCATTCCAACGACGCATCATTGGTAACCCAACCGCTGATGCACAACTCATGCAGGAGTACTTAATGGCTGAGATGAGAGCCGGTAGAAACCAACCAAGACCTGGACTTCAGTTACCAAACCTACAACCACAAGTGCCAGGCTCAGGACAGCAACAACAGCAACAACAACAATGACTAATACGCCACTGATACAAAGAATCCCGGCGGTTATAAACGGCATCAGCCGTCAGTCGCCAACGATGCGCCATCCGACCCACTGTCAGGAAGCGGAGAATGTTACGTTCTCAGTGGTTGACGGTTTCAGTAAACGCGCTGGCACAAAGTTCATGGGCAAGATAGCGGACGGAAACAGGACCATTGAGTATCGCATGCACAAGTTTGAGCGTGACGAGGACTTGGAGTTCGCAGTCGTTTATGGCCCGGGCGTGTTCACGATCTTGAACCTAAACACGGGCGAAACCACCGACCCAACGATTTCATCGGCGGCGGCTTCCTACATCTCTCACGGCTCTCCCTCCGCTGACCAACTAAAACTTATCACCATTGCGGACGCCACGTTTGTACTCAACAGGCTAGCGTATCCAGCGTGTCACGGGACAGCCAACGAGAAGATAAACGAGGACACGATGCCAATGTTGCTCGTCAGAAACCTTGACGGCACTTGGGACATGGACACTCGTGTTTGGAATGAGCGTCCAAAGATACAACAAGTCCTCAAACACGGTGCCAGTAACGCAACCGGAGGCACGTTTAAGATACAGTACAAAGGAACGAACAGTTCGGCGATTAAATACAACGCCACAAACGCCGAAATTGATGACGCAATTGAGGAAATGAACACCATTGGGGCAGGGAAGGTCCAATGCTTTGGCGGACCAATAAACAGGGAGGACGTGATAATCAACTTGTCACCCGACCTTCCAGACCTAGAGGACATGGTCGTTGTGGGTAGTAGCGTCCAAGGCACAACATTCACCATAGAGAGGGGAAGTGATGACATCAACCCCGCGCCAAGGATTATCAAGGACGGCCTTGGAATCACCGACATTTCTTACTACAGAAACAGGCTCATCCTCGCGGGTGACGAGTACGTAGTATTCTCACAGGCGGACGACTTGTTCAACTTCTACTACACAGACGGAAGCATTATCATCGACTCCGACCCAATCGAGGTCGCGTTGGCGGCTAGTGATGTGACCATCGTTGATCATGTTCAACCGCACGGGGACACGGTCATCATCATGACCACGGCGGGGCAACAGTTCCAGTTACAGGGCGGAGACGTCCTCGCCCCATCAACTGTGAGCATTACGCCATCAACGCGGTACGAAACACAATCAATGAGACCCGTGACAATGGGTGATAGCATTTATTTCCCCGGCGACCACAAGGGCTACAGCATCATGTACGAGTACACGTACAACCAAGACCTCATCAGTTACCGTGCGGTGGACATCACAAAGCACTGCTTTGACTTGATACCGCCCAACATGGTAACGATACGAGCCAGCCTCAACAACGACACACTGGTGGTAGTGCCAAGAAACGACATCAACGAGGCCTCAACCGAATTCACGTCCAAAACAACGGGAAATTGGTCGAATAACGATGGAACAGTTTGGGACGGTGGAAGCGGCGGATACCGAAGTCCACAGGAGTGGGACACGGCGATAATCGAGGATGGAGATGAAATTACATTTGACGACTACGCTGACGTTAGTGGGCAAGTTAAGACCACCGTGGGAGCGAGTAACATCTACGTGTACAGACGATACCAAAAGGGTAACGAACTCGTTCAGTCCGCGTGGAGCAAGTGGTCATTTGGAACAAATGACACAGCCGACAACATCATGGACTGTCTTATCGTGGACAACGACCTGTTCTTCTTGACGCGAGACGACGCGCAGGGTGCTGACGAGGACGTGACAGCGTTGTTGTTGTGGAAGGTCACGCTGACCGAGGAGAGAACCGCCGAGACCAACTTTGCATACGACGTCATGCTTGACCACAAGCACACAATCTCCGCTTACACAGAAAAGACTGGCAGTGGACCATACACGTACACATACGTTCTACCAATCTGGGACCCCGGCGTTGACACCGTCGTGCTGAGTAATGAGTGGGTGGGAAACTCTGGCACAGTGATAACGGCGAATGTTACCACCAATCGCGACGCGTCTGGCAACCGAATAGTGGCATTTGAGACAGCGCTTGAACCAAATGGGGAGGACGAAGCAACGGTTATGCTGGGTCGTTCATACGATGCAAATGTTGAGTTCTCAACCGTGTTCATGCGAACGAACGACCACCTACCCGTGTCCGAGGGCAAGGTGATATTACAAAAGATTCTAGTGGATCACTACAAGGCTGGTCCTTACAAGATTGTCATAAACGACACGTCCGCAACAAACCGAGACGACAGAGAGTTCGCGTTCACCCCGGACACTGGACACAGCGAAGAGTTCGGAACCACCACGGCATGGATTCATGCCCGACCACGAGACACCACGATATCGGTCAAGATTTCAGAACCGAAGCCTTGCACGATCTCGGCAATTGAATACCACGGGCATTACGGCTCGTTGTTAGGGGGCAAAGGCTAATGGGCGTTGAGATGATGGTCGCTGGAGCGGCAATGTCCTCGTATATGGGGGCGCAAGCACAGAACCGTGCAGCACGGCGAGGTTACGGCATGTCGATGGAACAGTATCGGTTGAATCTCGAAGCGTTGAAGAGAACTCGCGAGGTGACCACCGAACAAGTCTCCGACCAGAGCGAAGTCGA